ATGTGCGGACGTTTCTCGCAATTCATGACCCGTGAAGAATACCTCGCGATACTGGCTGACGAAGCCGATCGTGATATCCCATATGATCCTGAACCTATCGGGCGCTATAACGTGGCGCCAGGCACCAAAGTTCTACTACTCAGTGAGCGCGACGAAGAGTTGCACCTTGACCCGGTACTGTGGGGTTACGCCCCTGGTTGGTGGGATAAACCGCCACTGATTAACGCGCGCGTCGAGACGGCTGCCACCAGCAGGATGTTTAAGCCTCTCTGGCAGCATGGCCGGGCAATCTGTTTTGCTGATGGCTGGTTCGAATGGAAGAAGGAAGGCAATAAGAAGCAGCCATATTTCATCCATCGCGCTGACGGAAAACCTATCTTCATGGCAGCAATCGGCAGCGCCCCGTTCGAACGCGGTGATGAAGCAGAAGGGTTCCTGATAGTGACGGCAGCTGCCGATAAAGGTCTAGTCGATATTCACGACCGGCGGCCGCTTGTTCTGTTACCAGAAGCCGCACGTGAATGGATGCGCCAGGAAGTCGGCGGGAAAGAGGCGGAGAATATCGCAGTTGATGGCTCAGTGCCGGCCGACATGTTCGTCTGGCATCCGGTTACTCAGGCTGTCGGCAACGTCAAGAACCAGGGACCGGAGCTGATTAAACAGATTTGATTAAACTGTCGGGCTGCTGTCTTCTTTGACCCTGTCGATACTGAACGTCAGGACGCCGATAACCACCAGATCATCAAGCTCCTCGCCTTCTATCGCTTCACCATCTTCAGTGATAAATGCAGATCCCATCCATTTTCCGAAATAGCTGTGACCATCAAGGGACACCAGGAGTATGTCTCCCCTATCAAATCTGGTAGTTCTCTCGATGACGGCATAACCGGATGACGTCTCTATCGTCAGGCTGTTTGCAGACACCCCACAGAGATACTCAGGGGTGAGATTAGGCATTACATAATCGTCAGCTGGTGATGGAAAACCCATTAGTGAACCCTCCCCATGTTGCGAAGGATCCAGTAGCGATTGCTACCGTTGTCCGCCGTTTTATCGCAGAAATCAGGCTGATTGCGCTCTATCCATGCGTTTGCATCATCCGGCGTAAAATGATGATTAACCAGCCGCAACTGCCTCACGAAGTCATCTGTATGAAGGAACCTGTAACCCTTCTGGCTGAGTTGAACTGCCGCAACAAAGGCTGAGTGAATGTCTGATTTACGCGCCATGATACCTGCCCACCACACAATACTGTACATTTAAACAGTATAAATGGAAGTAATGTAAGATCAAGTGCTGATCAGAATGCTCTTAAATGATAAACTCTCGCACATCAAAAACTACCACATTAGTCATATGCTTAAGTTATTTACAAGATACGTGTCTGTAGGGGTGCTGAACACCGCTTTACACTGGATAGTCTTCTCGGTGGGTGTCTACATGTTCTCGGTAAACCAGGCCGCAGCAAACTTTCTTGCTTTCGTAGTCGCAGTCAGTTTTTCCTTCTTTGCAAATGCCCGGTATACATTTAAAGCAAAGTTAAAGGTTCGTGGCTACTTCCTGTTTGTCTCATTTATGGGGCTAATGAGTATTATCGTTGGTAAGGTTTCTGATTATTATCAAATATCACCGATCATTACTCTAATTGAGTTTTCTGCAATAAGCCTAATTTGTGGTTTCTTTTTCTCAAAATTGGTTGTTTTCAAGGAAGCTAAATGAAATTATCTCTTGTTGTTCCTGTTTATAATGAAGAGGAAACAATACCTATTTTTTATAAGACTGTTAGAGAGTTCGAAGCTCTGAAGTCTTATGATATTGAGATTGTTTTCATCAACGATGGAAGTAAAGACTCTACCGAGTCAATTATCAATGCAATTTCTATTTCTGACCCACTTGTTAAGGCGATCAGCTTTACGCGAAACTTTGGCAAAGAGCCTGCTCTTTTCGCAGGACTTGAGCACGCAACTGGCGATGCAGTCATTCCAATTGATGTTGATTTGCAGGACCCGATAGAAGTAATTCCACTGATGATAGAAAAGTGGAAAAGCGGCGCTGACGTTGTTCTGGCAAAGAGAACCGATCGGTCAACTGATGGGCATTTAAAACGAAAGTCAGCAGAGATGTTTTATAAGCTGCACAACAAAATCAGCAACCCGAAAATAGAAGAAAATGTCGGTGATTTTAGGCTAATGTCTCGAGATACTGTCGATAATATAAAACAGCTACCAGAAAGAAACCTATTCATGAAAGGTGTTCTTAGTTGGGTTGGTGGAAACGTTGAGGTCGTAGAATATGCAAGAGCAGAGAGGGTTGCAGGGAGTACAAAGTTTAATGGTTGGAAATTATGGAATCTTGCGCTCGAAGGCATAACATCTTTTTCAACATTCCCGCTTAGGGTGTGGACGTATATCGGGCTGACAATTTCAGCTATATCGTTCATTTATGGAGCGTGGATGGTAATTGATACTATGGTGTGGGGAAATGCCGTTAGGGGTTATCCATCAATAATTGTTTCAATTTTGTTCTTGGGTGGTGTGCAACTAATTGGGATTGGCGTTCTTGGTGAGTACATAGGTAGGATTTACATTGAAACCAAAGAACGCCCGCGCTTTGTTTTGAAGAAGGGAATAAATAGTGATAAGCAATAAAGACAGGAATATCATTGTATTATTGGCAATATATCTGATTGCACTTTCGTGCAATTTAGTGATGCCACTGCTTTCTGATGACTTCACGTATCAGAAGCTCGGGCTTAACCTTGCAGTAAAATTCAACCATTACCTTGGATGGAGCGGTCGCGTTGTAGCTGACTTTATCAGCTCCGCAATTCTGCAGGCACCAGACCGAAACTTAATGTCTTTCATCAACGCGATTCCGGTTGTTGCTATCATATGGCTAGCAGCTCTCGTGTATAAAAAAGATGTTAAATCAATTAGCGCGACTGCTCTGGTGGCTACGTTTGTTGCATATATCGCTTTCAATCCGGCTCTTGGGCAAACAACTTTCTGGATTGTTGGGGCAGCAAACTATCTTTGGACCTCTATGTTATGTCTTGGATATATACTGCTTTTCTATAGAGTATTTGAAGGCAAAAAAGACAATATGGTTTTTGCCTTCATTCTTTCACTGATTGCAGGCTGCACCAATGAAAGCTCAAGTGCTACGCTTGTTGGATTTAGTGCATTAGCAGTCATCTATGCGTGGGTAAAAGAAAGGCATTATTTCTCCAGATTAGTTAACATGTTTATTGCCTTCTGTATAGGAGCTGCGGTACTGATACTCGCACCTGGGAACCAGGCAAGAATGACCGCTCCTGATTTTGCTGCATGGAGAGAGATGAGCTTCTTTGGCCATCTCAAATTACACCTTTTTGAACGACTTCCTGATACAAGCTTACCAGTTTCTTACTCATTATTGGTGATAGTAATTCTGATAATCGTAAGTATGCTGACCAAGTCAAATATCAGTAGGATTGATTATTTCCGTTATGTTGTCATTCCAGTATTGATGTCTTTGGCTATGGCTTTCATTATGTTTATGTCACCGTACTTTCCGCCACGGTCACTAAACATGTCATTAATTGTTAATCTTATACCAATAGGGTTTTTACTAACTCGCATTGATGTTAAGGTCAGAGTGGTTATTGCTATAGCCTCCGTAGTATTCTTTGCGTATATCATTCCTGATATATACATAAACCTGTCAAAAGGTCTAATTTAAAAAAACAGGCCACGTAACAGTGGCCTTTTTTTTTATTTTACACAACTCCCTTAAATGCTAGCGTGTCAAGAGCAACCCACGTCCCACTTGTCATCCCAAATACAGATATATCACCGCTTGTATCGACTATGATGCGACAAATCCCACCATCGAACTGCCCAACAAGTCTCAGTGATTTTGTAGGTCTTGCACTTGGCTGGAGCGTATAAAAAACCGCCCCATTAGCAGGTGCAGCTCCCCCCGTCCAATTCAAAATACCTGACAGGCATATATTCCCGTCTGAATCTCTTGACCAGGTAGGCGTATCGGATCCAGTCCCCGGAGTTACTGATGCCCCAGCAGTTCCCTGCATTGGTTTAGGCCGCATATTCATTGAAGTTGCCGGTGAATACACGCCACGAAGTGCATTGTAGAAAGCTCTTGCCATCAGATAGTTTGTGTTTGGCGTTGGATGAATGTTATCTCCGACAGTTGAGTCTTTATTTCTAAGGGCTGGATCAGTGATAAAATCACTGAAAACAGGGCCTATAATCTGGTTTGTCTCAATGAATTTAACCCCTTTATCAGCGCACATCCGTCGAATCCCTGCACGATGATACTTACCCTGATCTGCTCGATGCGTATCCTGCCCTCCACCACCTGACTGTGCCTGCCCGTAAAACATACTTGGACATGCCACAACCACCTTATGGCCAGAGTTAACAGCCTTGTTGATCATGTATTCCATATTGGCAAGATAAACATCACCCTGGACCCCTCCCTGAATATCATTAACACCAATCATCATTAACGTGGTGTTGTAATTTCCAAGGCTAACGCCATCCATTACCGACCTTTGTGCTGCAGAATCATCGCCAGCATGGGCATAATTATCAACAGTAACAAGCCTGGTTCCGTTGTTTGCATCCAGCGCTTTCAATGCTTTCGGCCAGCTAGCTCCAAGTGCTTCTGCCGTTATTGAGTCACCAAAAATGCAAATGTGCAGATATGTGCCAATCTGCCCAGTATCGCCAAGTCGTCGGATACTTGGTCGGCTTACTGTAATGTTACCTGTTGCGGATGATGTAACCCCAAAACCTACGCGAATAATCTCGCCAAGTGATGAAACATCAACAGAGTCAGCCGTAAAGCCATTAACAAGCAATGAAAAGTGCTGCGACGTTTCTCGTCTGACAGCAATATCACCATTGTAAAAAACATAGCCAGGTTGGTTAGACATCCCCTGATAGCTCAGGTTTGCCGTTGTCACGCTGCCACCAGAACGTATATTTTTCACCGGCGTAGCTGTATTACTCGCAATGTTGTTATACCAGATACGCCCAGCAGTACATTCAATCATGACAACGCAGAATGTTGTAGTTGAGCTGGTAGGTGAGTCAAAATATGCAGATAGCTCTTCCTTGTCATTCAGCGCAACCATTCCGCAGGTCTGCGATGTAGATGATGTTTCGCTAACTACGTACCCAGTAGCGCTCGTAGCAGTTGCTGATGCTGCAGTTGACGTATCAGAACTACTAGAGTACCGACGGAAAGTAAAATCGCCAGCAGCAGGATTAGCAGGAAGCAAAATTGAAGTGTCTCTTTCACTATCTGACACCCATACCGGGCGATCTCCATATTCTCGCCCTGTCGACTTCGGATAATAAAAATTACTATTGATGCTTGCGTAATGCAATTTCACAAGCGAGTCAAACTTTGCAGTATTACTGATGTAACCGCTATCTGGAACAGTAATTATCACCCCGTCGTCGGTTTTTAAAATTCTATTATCTGTCCATGACGCCTGAGTCGCCGCTCCTAGTAGATAATTAGTTCCGCCGAGCTTAGGGAAGTAAATTACCCCACCATCACCAACTGCAGATGATGCTTTCTGTAAGGCTATTGCGTTATCTGTAACGCCATCACCAGACGCTTGAACCCCAGGGGCATTTAGAAAATCAAGAATATTTACCAGTCTCTTGTTGACCTCATGCTGAGTAGTTGGGGCCCCACCATCATATGGCATTTGCACACCCAGCATTTCATCACCCAACCCATCTACATGACTTGCAAGGTCAGATCGCAGTACGGTGTCACCAACACTCAGCCATTTACCAGGACCGATACCACCAGTAGACTCCGGTGTTGAATTTGCCGGAACCACTTTAGGCCCAGAGGCAAAAGAGCCAGTCCACTTGTAATAGGCGTTGTCAGCGGTGTTGAACAACACTTCGTTAGGGTTTGCCACTGTAGCACCTGTGGTAAACGTCAGGCCGGTCAGAGTTACATAGCCGAACGCATTCATCACCTGCTGCGCGAGATAGTTGATTCCTTCAATGGTGTAATGTTTACCACCGAAGCGATCGATATACGTCCAACCCTGCGAGGTTACGAACTCATCGATTTTCCCGGCATTGAATTTCAGGTCGCGCGGGGATTCGCTTGGTACCGGCATGTTAGTAGGTTGCGTCGCCATATTTTTTCCATAAAAAACCCGGCGCAGTTGCCGGGTTGTGCTGTGAAGGAAGTGGTTTATTCGTAGATCTTGTCGCTGTACTCAGCGAGAGTTAGTGCGGTACTGCCCTTTCCATCTGGTTGCTTGGCGGTGACAGTCCATCTCCCGGCGTCCAGCTCCTCTGAGGTAGCAATTGCGTACCGCGAAGGTGACTGAACGTCGACGCCGTCATAGAGATTGAGAGTGATATTGGGAATTTCAGCAGTGAATCCGAATGGCGTGTCTGCTCGCGGTGATGCTGGATAGCGCGCCGTAGTCGCCCCCATAGAGTCGGTTATCTGAACGAACATCGAACCAGAGAAGGTGATCCTCTCGCTGGTTTCAAAGTCATTGCCTGTGCGCGCCACGATATAGCCAGCCTGCTGGTTGGTGTCGTAGGTATCCGGCACCTGGACCATATCCCCGATATTCACCCATTCTCCGTCAGCAAGCGCTGTGACAGACATCGTCATGCGGGAATAGATAAGTCGGCGGCACTCACGCAAGGCGCGCTCATTCGCCTGGAAGCGGTTCCTGATATACAGCAGTTCGAACTTTTTCGCCTTTGTCGGCTGGCCTTCTACAATGCTGTTTCCATCCACCCGGTACCGCACGTAGTCCTGCTTGTTGGTTTCCGGGTTGCGATACTGAACCTCCACGCCGTCAAAGCCGCCGGGAAGCGTCATGTCGTAGGACAGTGAATATCCGTCTGGCTTCGTATTTGACCGGTTGAAGATGGTGGCCGGCGACGTCTTTTTGCCGTCACGCGTGAATGACAGAACGCCATTATCATCGTAAACCGATACGCTGGCCGCATCGCAAATGGACTCCATGCGTGCCCCCAGAGAGATGTCCTCATCATCGAAGGTGTAGTCGAAGTAGCCCAGGCGCGGGTCGATAGCGTCGAGCTCTGCCTGGATCTGATACAGGCCATAAATATCGATGCTACTTTCACCTTGATTACCGACAACCAGCCAGTTGTGCAGCGCGATATCTGCAAATTTACGTGATGGCCTGATGGCGTAATCAACCTGCTGCGTCGCGACGTCGTAGCTGATAACGTGCCGTGTGATAAGCGCGTTATACTTGCGCTCCCGCCCGCTGGTCGCGTTTTCAGTGGCCCTCACCTTTACGGTTACGAGCGTATCATCCGGATACACGACGTTATTACGGATGTTCACTGAATGAATCTCTTCCAGCTGCAACACGCTCCTGTCGTGACTGTTGTTTGTCCTGGTAAGGGAAATGGAGTACCGGCCAACCCCGGCCGCCGGAATAATTTTATCCGTCTGGTAAAAAGTATCTGACAGATCATCTCGTGGGTTCTGGACGTGGTAGACGAACTCCTGCTGCGTACCGGGGATCTGATTGTTATCGTCGTCAACTTTCCAGATGACCACCTTCCAGTCGGTATAATCCTCCGGACCAAGCCTGGACTGCGTGTGTATCCATAGTTGCTCCGCCGGTAGTGGTGAGAAGAACGGACCGACGGTAACGCCGGAATTCTGCATCAGGATAAATTTGGTCGTGTTTATCGTTGCGGTATCAATCGGGACACCCGGGCCATTCAGCTGATCAAAGATAAACTCGTAGTATTGAATCGGATTTATCACCGCACCGTCGTCACTTTCTATGCAGTTGATGAGATTGGCGCTGATAGTCACATCCTGTGTTACTGGCCCTTCAGTCGTCGAATACGTGATGTTGATAATGAATTTAACCGGCGACGGCCGCGGCAGGTCTTTGAAGAAATCGAACTCCGCCTGCTTGACGATCTTCATCGATACCTGACCACCAGCATAATTACCGCTGACTACTGTATTGGCGGTCGCCGTTTCAACCGGGATATCATCGCTTTCGTTCGGGCCCGGCAACTCCTGACCATCAACGTCATCAAACTGGTACCCTTCCTGAATTGTCGGGATAGTTTCTCCAGGCTGATAAATCGTGTAGCTGGCGCCAGCCATAGAGCCGAGATTCGATTCTGAAAAGCGAACTGACGTGACGTCATATTTACCAAGGCCAAAGCACATCAACTCAGTGACGTATTTCAGGTTGCTAACATACTCAAAAAGTGACTCCTGAATCAGGTCAGGGAATGCCCTTACCTGTCCGAAGTTATCCGGCTTCGCTTCGCCGTTACGCGCGATGTTCGTCTGCCCTTTCAGGCTGTTGTTTGGTGATGTCTTGCTGTTACCGGCGGCAGCGGATCCGGCATTAGGCTTTGGCATCAGGCCGGACAGAACCTTCTGCGTGAACTTAATCGGGTTGAGGTGCTCGAGTGGGTTAAGGATGGTTCCTATCAGGCCACCGTCTTTTGGCTGATCGAAGATGATAACCCGATCAGACTCATGGAGATGGAATGCCAGCTCATCATCCGGCTGCAGCTCCCTGCCGTTCACGTTGATTCTGACGTCTTTGTGCAGGCTCTCTTGCATCAGCCAGTCAGAGAATACCGTACCGACCTCTACGACAGCCCTGTCCTTAGGCAGCCCGGGGACTCGCTGGATCTCGATAATCGGCATACTGGTAAAACTCCACTCTGGTGAATAGCTTTTGAATTGTTCTGATGGCGTCAGACCTGACGTGCCCGTTTTCCCCGCGACTGTGTAGCGCACGGCCATCAACTATCAGCCCGACGTGAACAGGCTGACTCCCCACCCACGCCACGAAGATACCGTCCTCCGCAAACACGTCGCAGCGCTTCCAGAAGACAACATCAGCGTCATAGCAGGTCACGAAGTCGTGGCCACACTCGTAGTCAGGGGACTGGTGTATTTCGATGCCAATAACGTGACGGTAGTAAAGCACCACTAGCCCCCAACAATCTGCCGCCTCGAAGCTACACGCCCGGTTTCGCCACGGAATGCCAGTGACAAGAGACACAAACTCATCTTTAGACATTCTGCAGCCCCGGGAACTCTTCGACGGTATACAGGCGCCCAACGTTGCGGTTGAGCGGGTTTATGCGGGTAAGCGGACAGGTAACGTCCTTGTCATCCATCGAGCAGTCGCTGACATACAGCGTCCACGACTTAATCGCCGTCCCCATATCCGCAGCATCGAACTGCTGATAAGTGGCAGATATTGGTGTGATGCGGTCGAAGGCCTTCCACTGCTTCAGCTTTTGCTTGAAGTCCTGCGCCAGTCGACTGAATTTTACGGTGCTGTCGAGGATCGGCGTATTGCTCTGCTGGCTCTCCGTAAGCTCCATGCGGCACGGCGTGTACACCTGTCCGCCGAGGGTCTTCGGGAAGATTTGATTATTCACCATCCTCACATAACCAAAAACCGGACTGTAGAACGTTATCGTTTCGTACAGTATCCGGTTCGGTCGCTGACTTTGAAACTCTCTTAGTGTTGGCATTATGGCGCTCTCGGTAAACTTTCCGGGTCCCGGTCGTCGGGGTAGCCGGTCACGATGATATCCAGCCATGATGCCCGCGGCGGCGGAAGCTCGATAATGATGTCGTCGTAGTCGTCATCAGAGTTAACCAGTTTCCGCGCAACAACGTCACCGCTCCAGGTAAACACTGACCCGGACTGTGACCAGGTCGGCCACGAAAGGAAGTGCAGCTCCTGTACCTCAATTCCGGTGTCGCCGGTCCCAGTGCCAAGAGGCATCGTGAACCACTGGTTGCCGTTGTCGAGATAGTTAGGGCTGCGCACCCATTGCATGAAGGCCCGGTGTTGGTCTCTGGTTTTGAAAATCCACGTTAGCGAGAACGTCGTCTTCAGGTCGTCGGTGAGTTTCTGGAATATCGGCGCGCCGACCGTCGGCTGATCGGTCCGAAAGCCGGTATCGGTGGCCGGTGTTTTTCCTTTTTGCGCCAGCGGGAGCCAGTCAGGATATGGGATCGCCATTATTCTCTTGCCCTCCGCTGCGCCTGAATATTTCTGGTTATTGACTGACTCATCTGGCCGCCCTGATCCATATCCATGATAAACGCATTTATGGTTACGTAATCTCCATTCTGCGTGGCCTGAGCGTCGTATGAGTGCGCTCCAGAAGAATAATCATTGAACTGTATTGATACCTGTATCTGGCCGCCTCCACCATTCAGGTCTTTGTTGCTGATGACCTTCCCGTTGTCACCTGGGATCATGTACTGGCTACCATTCGATGCCTGGTAAATTTCAGGCATACCGCCCTCACCTACCTGGTACATCGAGCCGGATGAAACTGGCCCGCCGTTTTTGCGCTTACCTGCCACACCGATAGCCAGCGCGCCAAGCACTGCCGCGAGACCAATGGCTGCAGCACCACCAAATGAGCCGATAGAAGCAACAATTGCCGCCGGTGTCCATGCTGCGGTAGTGGTAGCGGCTGCGGCTGTACTTGCTGCTGTCGTTGTCGCTATCCCGGCAGTTTGTGCCGCGGTCGAAGTTGCCACGGCAGCCACTTGTGCTGTCTGGCCCATCATCGCAGACTTAACCCAATCGATACCCCACTGCACAACGGCGTTAATTGCGCTATTGAGAGCGTTGCTTACGAGTGAGTGGATAGCCTGCTCTGCTGACATGCTGCCGGTTAAAATGCCAGTGAATGCATTGCTCGCATTGTTACCGAACGACGTAAAGGCGGCAGATGCCACCTGGGTAGCAAGGTTTAGCTGAGACCACTCTTCGAACATTGCTGAGGTCCGCTGCTGGCGATACTGAGTTTCAATTGCCAGCCTGGCCGCTTCAGCTTCCGCTATCTTCTGCGGGTACAACTGAGCGTAAAGATTGATGTCGTTCATATCCTTCTGAAACTGACTATCAATCCCAGCAACCTTGCTGGTTTTTCCCTGAATGGCGCTGAACTTTGTGCTTGCTTCAGCTCGTTCCTTTTCTGCCTTCGCCTGGGCACGTAGTGCGTTGGCGTTATCCCAGGCTTTTCCTGCCAATTGTCCAGCAAGTGCTAACTGATCCTGCGTTGCGGAGTTTCCAAGAGACTGCTGAGCATTCAAAATCGCTTGCGCGCGAGACAGCTCACCGATGCTGTTAGCTGAAACATCTGCCTTCTGCCGGAGCTCTTCGAGTTTCTGAGCAACATTCTCCTGCGCTTTGGCGTACTGCTCAGCGTCTTTTTGCTCTTGAGACTTCCCTGCCTTCTTCGTTTTACCAGTCGCGGTAGCCTTGATCTCAATGGGCTTAGTATTTGCAGCCTGATTAGCAGCCTTTGATACCGCGGCCATATCACCAACCAGCATGGCAGCTTTGTTACTTAATCCTGCCAGTACGTTGCTCTGCGCCTCCCAGCCGTCAATCCCAAGCCATGACCAGGTACGAGCCCGGCGCTGGAACATTTCAGCAGTGCTGTTCAGGTCAGATATCTGAGCTGCGGCAGAAACTGTATTGCCACTCAGCCGATCCATTGCCGCTGCGATTGAGTCGATAACGGATACCAGGCCATTACTGGCGCCGGTAGTCTGGTTAATGTTATCAATCAGTGTAAGGAGCGAGTTTGTCAGGGCTGTATTTGCCTGAGACAAGGTACGCGGTAGCTTTTCAAACTCAGTGTTGACGGTGGAGGTTTGCTTCTGGATGGCGTTCAATGCATCCTGTGCTGTCAGCTTACCGTCCAGCATCATTTGGCGTAACTGGCCCATACTCACGCCTAATCCGGCAGCCATCTGGCGTGCAAGTTCAGGCATCTGCTCGAGTATTGAATTGAACTCTTCGGCCCGAACCACCCCGGATGATATCGACTTGCCGAACTGCCTTAATGCGTTAGCCATCTCTTCAGAAGATGAACCACCGATACGGCCGATTTTCTGTAGGGTTTCGGTTAGCTGCAGGATTTGACCATTAGTCGCACCGGTATCGCGCAGCGCAGTTCCAAGCGTTTCCCACAGCTTCGCAGTGTCCTGAAGCGAACCGCCAGTATCTGAACTGATGCGCATCAGATTTTGCATTGTGACAGCTGCTGTCGCTGCACTGCCGGTGAGACGCTCAATACGTGCCGTAAGTTGCGTCATATTATCTGCAGCAACGATGAAGGCCTTTCCCCATTCAGCTACGATTGACACAGCTATCGCGCCAGCAACCTTATTGATACTGGTTTGCAATTTGTCAGCCGCTGTTGCTGCCGAACCTGCATCCTTACCAAGCTTATTCAGTGATCCGCTGGTTTTATTTATGCTGTTAGATGCGCTGTTGGCATTTTTCGACATCTGGTCGAGAACCACTGATGCCTTCCGGCTTCCGGTCATCATTTTTGCGGTTTCGATGTCTACTTCGTAATGCAGATCTCCGAGGTTTTCCGAAGCCATATTTTCTCCAGGCGTAAAAAAACCCGCCATGGCGGGTTATGGTGTGCTTATGGCTTTTTGGCGGATTCAGCCTTAGCCCTCCTGGCTGCTTGCTTCGCCAGAAATTCATCGGAGACTTTGTCGTACTCTTCGCGAGTGAAGCCTTTCTGATCTGGGTATTTAGCCGCGAGAAGCATCTGAAACTTGGTCATGGTCAACCGTGAGGCTTCCTCCTCACTTATCCCGAAATGCGTTTGCGCCGCAACGATATAGTCAATCGCCCTGAATTCAGCAGTTGTGTTTTTGTTTTCATGCCGCTGAAGTTGTCTAACTTTCGCCCGGCCAATGATGCCGTGTTGCATCAGATTTTGCGCAAAAATGATGATGTCATTTTTCGACATTTTACCAGGGCGATAAACAACGCAATTACGCCAGCCTTTCCATTCGCCAATAACCTCAGCCAGGTCGTCTTCACAGCAAGACTGCATGACGAGCATGCTGGCTGAAAGTACGCGCTCAGCGCTTCGGTATAGAGATGGCGCCATCCACTCCGGGAAAGCGTTTCTGGATACCGCGCAGGCTTTCATAATCTGGCTCACATCATGACCATGAACTGTAGCGTATAACGACACAATCTCATCCGGAGAACCTATGCGGTTCATTGCCATGAAAGACGGCCTAAGCAGATAGTCGCGGCCATCATCGCCACTTTGGCAGATGGACATTTCACCTATTTCAGTTAATGCGGTCATAAATTGCCTATGAGAACAGTCATTATCAAGGGCAGCACGCCGCCCTTTGGAATGTCCGTTAACTGACGGTAACGGTGCAGGCTGTAGAAGTAATCGTCTGCACTGGCAGAGAAGAGTCGGTGACAACACAGGTGTATACCCCTGCATCACCAGATGCAGCACTCGACTTGTTGAATGTCGATGTAGTCTGCCCTGATACTGCACTACCGTCTTTCTTCCAGACGTAGGTATAAGGCGCGGTGCCGCCGGTGACGACCACAGACATATTCAACGCAGATCCGGTGGCAACTGATTTAGTCGCCGTCAGGTCAGTAGTGAATTCCAGCGCATCAGCTGCAACCACTTCGATTGTGCTCGCGTCGCCAACTTTGAACTCAGTGGAGAACGTAACGATATCGTTAGTGCCACCGTCTGAACTCAGAGCAGTGATGTTCATGTAACCAATGAATTCAACCGGGCCATAGTCCATGCGAACCCAGATGCCAGGCTGGCGCTTGCCTTTTAACTCACCCGCAAAGTACTCAATGAAGCGGCCAACACCGTACTGGTCCAGCTTATCTTTTTTGCGGACTTCACCTTCAAAGGAGATAGTGAAATCGCTGTTGGTGATGATGGTCTCGACATAGCCGCCGCCGTCGTCAGCATCAGAGGTAACTGTATTCGGGTTGAAGTCGAACCCTTTCGACGTACCGGCAGCAAGCGCTTTCCAGTCTGCTTCCTGTGGCTTGGCGTCCGGGCAGCCATCTGCAACTTCCAGCACGACTGCGCCACCGAAAAGGCGTTCATTCGAGTTCTGGCAATCAGCCATGTGAAACTCCTCTTTGACATAAAAGAAAACCCGCCGTAGCGGGTGATTTGGTTGGTAATGGCTATTCGCCGTAGGTGCAAACGAACTGAAGCCGGAAGACTATTCGGCCTTCTTCAGTAAGGACAGGAGATGGAATGGATCCCATGTTCTGGATATAACCGACGCACTTATCAGCCATGGGGTTAGCCTGGACGTAATCGATAATTCGCTGAACGGCCTCAAGCGCTGTCCTTCGCTTATCTTTCGCGCCGACTACGTCGACCAGCACGTAATATTCAGAACCAAGATCGGTTCGAATTGCAGTTCCGCCGCTTGGTCTGAATACCATTACAGCTTTCGACTGGTCTCCAGGGTCGTCGTACATCAACTGTTGCACCGTAAACCCCGTGGTTAGTCCGGCATCGCCAAACATATTTCGCACGCGCTCATGCATCATTGGGGTCATATAGAGAGCTCCTTCTTAATAGCCCTGTCTACGTCTGAGCGAGTATTTTCACCAGCTTTCTCAAGGAACTTAGGTTCACCAGCAGGATCCCAGTAATTACCACCTCCCTGCGATGCTGGTCTGGGCCTTCCTTTTAAAGTTCCTTTAGCCTCATGCACATATACCGCATAATTGGCTGAATATCCCACACGACCTGTAACCCTCGTTCCGTTAACCATCACATCCAGAAACTGCGAGTTTATGAGGTTTGATGTCTTGCCAACAGGAGTCATTCTGGCCGCTTCCGGTGCGATAATTATCAATGCGGAACGTATTGCACGAATAACCTTTCGCCCCTTAACGTCATCGATGAAGCGATCAAGATTGGCTTTTGCCTCTCTGATGCCGCGAATTTTCACACCCATACCTACACACCTGTCAGAATTGCATAATCATCCGCCAGGCGCTCGAACGTGTCAGCGTAGCGGATAACCTGACGCACTTCGTCGGCACCGGCTACAACCGGGTCGGGTTCTGTCGACGCACCAATAAGCAGATAATCACCGGCCGCCGCCAGCGCGAACTCTGTCCAGACGGTATTCTTCACGACGATTTCGGCGCCCAAGGTGGCTAACTTCTTGCTTAGCCCGCCCTCGTAATCACAGAGGATTTGCTCAGGCTCGGCATAGCCCAGCGGATCGCCGTATTCGTCATTGCCTTCCAGCTTTCGCCAGATGGTCGCCGTGGCGGTGTATGACCAGTTCGCTACCGATGACATCAGCCCTCCTTCCAGCGCAGCACCTTCGCGCCAGTCGCCCGGATGCGCGGGCAGTTAATGAACCACTCGCCATCAGATTTAACGTAGCCAGTAGTCTCCCGCCCGGTGTCGGTCATCACCCAGACGCGGGTGAATGAGCGCGGCAGCCCGTGCTTAACTGATTTGTACGTCATCACTTATCCCCGCACATGCAGCCGCCTTTCCCGATCCAGATACCTGCAAATGCCGGGGCGGCGGTAGGGTCGGCAGGAATTAGTGAGGTGGCGCAGCCGTACTTATCCAGCCCACGCAACAGATTCACTGACGCTTTCCAGCGGTCCGTGAACGACTGATACCGGAACGAGCGAGACGCTCCACTTGGAGCCGTCTGGCTGGAGATATATTTATCCCCCTGCCCTAGCCCCATAAGCGCCAGTAGATAGAGCTGAATCAGCAGTGCGGTCGATGCCGGATAATGCGCATCGAGACACTCCTGAATGCTGTTTGCCTGATCGACGAGAGCCTGAAGAACAAAATCGGGAATGGTAATTCCCTGGCTCTCCAGATACTCCTTCGCCTGTTCGAGAGTTACCATTATCGACTCCGTGAAATACCCCGCCGGAGCGGGGCATAAAAAAACCGCCTCCGCGGCGGCTGTTATTCAGCAGGGAAAAGCTTTTCGAGTTCGCCATCCGGCAAAAGCTCACCGAGCTTTTCAGCGCCCAGGGTGCCTTTGAACTCAATACCCAGCTCAGTAAGGCGGTCCTGAATAATCTCTTTGCGAGATTTCTTACCGGTACCGGCATCAGGTGCCGACGGGGTAAGCTCTCCGCCTGCCTCACCATTCATCAGCCGGACGTTAGACTTCAGCGCCGGGTGAAGCTCTTTCAACTCCACCACGTCGCCAACTTTCACGCCGAACCACGGGCGCACAACTTCGTATTTAGCCATGCTGTTTCCTTACGCCAGGTTAGCGCCGTAGACAACGCCAGACAGGCCCTGATCGTCTGCGGTGATTTGCAGGCCTTCAGCAGACATAATCTGGAAGTTGTAGTTAACGTTAGGCAGTGGACGCGGCAGCGCAATAACGCCCTGAGCCATGCCAACCAGTGGAGAGATCACATCGCGACGGCGGACATAAGCAATGAACTCATTCCCGGAGAGCGCGAAGGTTGGTCGAATTTCCTTAACCGGTGCAAAGGGCAGGACGGCTTGCAGAACGTTACCACTGATAACGCCGTTCACAACATACGGCTTAGCCAGGTTCGCCCAAATCTCATCAGATACCCACATGACATCATATGAAGAAACCTTGTTGGCGCGAGCAGTAGTGCCGAAGGCTCCTTTACCGAAGAATTCAATGATCTGCTCGGTGGTGGCGGTTGTCAGATCGATGTTTGCCCCACCCGCCCCAGAACCGAGGTTAATTTTCTTCGTGTTACGATGGTTTGTCATGCCCTGGGCTGGATAACCCTGCACCTGAATTTTCGAATCGCCAGAAAGGTAATAAGCTACACGGCGCTTATTCACCTTTTTAAGCTTAGCCATCTGAGAGTCCAGCACCAGATCCACGCCGACTGAATTCAGGCCCGCCGCGTGACGCCAGTTTACACCGTAGCCAGCAGTAAATACCGGAATTGGGTCGCCATCATTAGCGTAGTCAGTGTGATCGAAGGAGAACGGAGCCTGACCGTCAATGCTCACAGAAACATCATCAGCAATGTCGCCGACAACGTTATATAACTTCGCCGTCTTGCCAACTGAAAGTACGGTCTGGACGCCCATCAGGTCATTGATGATTTCCATGCCATCTTCCTGATCTCGCAGCTGCAAAATCTGGTTATCAATTTCAGCCCAGAAATCACGAGCGAAACCACCAACAGCGTTACATGCCAACATCTCTGGCGTCATGTGCGCGCGGTTGACGGCAATCATAGAGTCATGTTGCGCGTTCCACATGTTGCGGTTAGCCCACAACTCATTCCAGTGAGCGCCAAGGCGAGCATTAGTCGCCAGTGTCTCTTTAGAAAAGTACATATGCGTTTATCCTTTTGTTACGCGCCAGCGGCGGCTACGGTGCCAACGCGCATACGCACGCGAATGAAGTCGGTGGTGCTTGCCGCGATTGTGTATTCATCCTGGCTGTAGCCGATCACAGAATCAGTGTCGGATGTTGCCAGGGTAAACTGACCAGCAGTGCCCAGCTTGATTGGGCTGTCTTTCTTGTACGCCCCAGGAAGGCAGCGTAAAGCCAGCTCACGGCCTTCTTCGACGTAGTTGCCGACGGCGGAATCACCCGACGGGATTGATTCGGTGATTGTCAGGCCCTGGTGGTAACCGACATCGATGATGTACAGGCGACCAGTCAGCGCAGTGGCCTGGGCAAACTTATCGGATGAGTTGATGATTGCCGCAGTACCAGGAAGCAGCGTGGCGGCCGCGGTGCGGGTTTCGGTCTTGTAGAGAGATTGACCGTCAATATTAACACGACGATAACGTGGCATTATTCCGGCTCCTTATTTGAAGTATTCGGCAGCAGATGGTGCGCCGGTTTCTTTGTGTTGCTGCGCATTGTTAGTACCCAGCGGAGCAGCTTCACCCAGCGATTTGAACATCGCATCCAGAGCCTCGCCTGCCAGCGCATTAGCCACGATATCACCGTGAACTTTGGCAACGGCTTCGCGCTTGGTTTTCTCTTCAGCGCGCGAGTTGGCGGTCAGGGTTTCAGCGAGTTGCAACTGATTAGCCTGAAGCGCATCAACCTTTTCCGCGAGAGGCTTAATAGCCGCTTCCGTGTTGGTCGCAACAGCCTGGCCGATCATGCTGCCGATTTGTTCCAGTTCTTCTTTGGTTAAAGGCATGTCGCCCTCCGTTTTGTGGTTTGGTGCAGGCTGTTCCTGCGGTGTGAATAGAGTTTTAAATTTGTTGGCTACGACGGCAACCCACGATTCCTGGCGCGCTACGGCGGTACCGGTATCGTCGAAGGTGATAACCCCGCCCTCTGACTTATATCCAAACACTTCAGCATTCCCGCCGTTACGGATGATTACCGCCTGCGAGTCAGTGAAATCAGCAATCCAGGCGTATTCATCCGTGCCCGCCGCAAACTTCGCTTTAGCTGCGCGGTCGAGACGCTGTTCGCGCTCCCGGTAGGATTCGCCCACCAGCGCGCCAGAATTCGCCTTAAGAGGCTGTGCCTGATCGGCGTTAACCATCAGGCCAACGCCCTGCTCCGGAGTAGCGGCTCCAACTTCGTGCAGCAGGATCGCGTCGTGGTCCATGCTGTAGATCTTGGCAACCCAGTCAGCACCGGTAGCGCGTTGCTGCTCGTTCGGTTCAAGTTGGTCGAGGAATGCGGCGACACTGGTATGAATCGGCGGAACATCTTCACCACGTTCAATGGCAGCGACACGCTCAAGTAGCTCATTGCCACCTTCCGACTCACTGGCGCGGGCCACATCAACCCACTTTTCGAGGTAGATGCGATTACCGGACTTCTTAACGTTGCGGTTCCATGCGCCGATATGACCTGCGTTAATCCCCTCTGGCGAGAAAGCAGAAACGAACTGACCGTTAACCTGAGGGTGGCCCAGCGGCGCCAGGGTGCCTTCCAGACCCTGATAGTGGGCATCGATTTGCTCTTGTGTGTACAGCCCGCCATTCATGACGACGTTTGCCGGCAGCGTGTAGCTCGGCAGCACAAGATGCTCGCGACCGTTGTATGTTTCGCGCCGGATAGACTGGCTGTTCACCTTTGTGGTGATGTTTACCTGCATAGGCATAGCTATTTCTCCGCCCAGGCGTAACCGCGCGCCTGCATCGATTTGTATTCCTGTTTGAGTTTCGTGATGGTGTCCGGGTACTCCGGCTTACCGTCCGCATCCACCAGCACCGACTGCTGGCTGCATTTGCAGTTGATGGAGTTGCCATCTTTGCTGTACCAGTCACGCACCTCTTCGTTGGTGTATAGGTGGGCATGGCGCACTGCGTGGGTATGTCGGGTTGTTGGTGAAAGCGCCGAGATGTGAACCAGAAGCGTTTTAAGGCCGTAAAGGTCATTCGCCTCCTGGTCTTCATCCCACTTCGCCCGGCGCAGCGCGGTAGTCACTTCAGTGCGCGCTATTCGGTTCGCCCTGCGTTTCTCGATACCGGTCTGTTCTGTCAGGTTTCGGGCAATATCCAGCGGGTTAATCCCCCGCCCTACTCCATCAGTAAGCACGCGCGCCATATCGCGCTTAACATCAGCACTCAGCCCCTTCATTTCCTCAAACACACGCGCATGTACCAGCGCCATTCGTTGCTGGTACGGGTCGCTTGCGAGGATGGACGCCAGTGACTCACGTCCGGCTGCGTACACCGGGGATTGCTGGCTAAGGTTGTAGAACGACTGCCCGGTCCCCTTCTCCGAAGCCAGATCGATGTACTCGTAAAACCACAGGTCGTAGTCGCCACCTTCAAGCAGCACCTGATCCACCAGGTAACTGGCATCGTTAAGAATGATGGAGAGTAGCGTTGGGTTTAGCTGGTATTCGTATCTGGCATTTACTGCGAGGGAGGAAGGTATTTTGTCGAGTGCTGATTTGTACGCCTTGCCAATCTTATTCATCCGCCTGGCGAAGTCTTTCATTGCCCGGCGTTCCAGGGCATCGACTCCGGTCGGATCGTCATAGTTACGCGGTAGAATTGGTGGCTTCGTCTTCTTCGTCGCCATCCTCTTCTCCTAATGGGAATTCGTCTACGTTTTCATAACCAGCTGCTGTGCGAATTTCTTCACGGCTGAAAGCAGGGTTCTCTCCGCTTCCCTGGAACGTCTGGTTAATCTCTGCCATGGTTTTGGCATTGGCGAGCTTCTCAGTTCCAGTCTGCTCGTTGAGGTCATCCCAGATAACCGTCTTTTCGCTGATAGGATCAATGATTTTCAGGTCGATGAGCTTGTCACTGAAGTCTTCAATTTCGAATGACAGGTCACCTCGCCGTGACTGGCAGCGACCGTTGAAATACTTCTGATCTTCAGTGCTTGAACGCTCAGCTTGCTGATTGCCGACAAGAATACGCGCCGGAATATCCACCCCAGCCGAGGCTGTCTGAAGGTTGACATTGTAAGTAGGCGACGGGTCTGAAACAGCAGAGACCATCGACGTGACCTGCGCGCCCTGGGTGATCAGGAGTACATCGTTACCAACATTCAGCTCTCTGGCAGCTTCGTTATAGCGCTCCTGAAGCTCATCTACCGAGACGCCATACAGCGAAGCCAAATTCGCAAAGTCGATGTCTTTATCAAAGTTGATGGCCTGCTTGTTTGAGGCATTTTTCAGGAATGATTCACCAGACCCGCCCTCTACCTTCTCCAGACTGACAAAGGCGTTATAAGGCGGTTCAAGGAAGCCAATGGCATCATTCGAGTAGTCACCAAGAATGAAGACGCGATCGGGATGCACGAAGCGCTGATTGGTACCACCGTTTGGCAGGCTCTCAACATATTTCCACTGCTTTGGCTGCCCATAATTTGCTGAGATCTCGTCAGTAACCCACTCGCTGACTGTTAATGACCCGGCCCACGCGATCGTTACCTTCTTGAGTGACTTCCCACGAACAACAGCCTGATCCCAACTTCTGGAGTCGTTAATGTGCAGCAGGATGCCAGCATAACGGCCTACCAACCGACGGCGGTCTGCTTCGGCAAAAGCGCGCCATAGACGCTTTGTGAAAACCTTTTTGGTGTTCTTCTCCCAAGGTGTTTCATCCTTGCTCTCGTCGGCATCGTCACCCTCAATAATTTCCGGGTTCGTCTGCCAGCACTTGCCCACCAGCTTTTCTACTGCACCGTGGCCAATACCACCGCGGCGGTAAAGAGCGTAGAGATTTTCGTAGGTGACCTGTTCAGGGAAGCCATACTCGCACCATGCGGAGTGGCGCTTATTGTCCAGCCCCATCGTTGGCGCCATCAGCCCCATACGGGCGCGCGCCATCCGCGCATCGTTCAACGCATGGTTGACGGCGAGAGTTAATTTGTCAGTCATGGTTTGTCCGTTTGGTTAGCGAAGGCGTTTCGGAATCATCATCCCCACAGGTTGCGATCCATTCAGTTCAGTCAGTGCGTAAACCATCGCATCGAGTCGGTCAGGTGATTTCTTTGCTGTGGCGGGGATGTATTCCATCAGCTGGTTCTCCAGCACATAGAGATTGCCGTGATTTGCCACTCTGCCCTGCTCGTATAGCGCGGATATCGGTTCAGCTCGTGCATACTTGCCTTTGCTGGCATGGACACGAATGATGCGACCTTTGAACCCGGCGTTGCGGAGTGTCTCCTCCGCCATGTCTCCACCTTGATTCGTCTCGATGACTATCGCGTCAGCTTCGTGTTGCTCATAGGCAGATATGGCTTTCTTGGCCCATCCAGCAGGTGAATATTTGCCGCTGTAATCGCCATCTACAGAGAACTGCTTTTTGTCACCGGCACCATATGAACTGGCAGCAACAATCCCTGTTTCGTCGCTCTCGTCGCTGTTTGTTGCCTGTGGGTCAATAGCCACGACAGTGCGAACCTTGTCGTGATGAATTTGCAGTTCGCGTGCCGCGCTGATCATCACCTCTGTCCACAGAGCACCTTCTGCATTAAACCTGCGAGGCTTCTGCATGTACTGAGCTTCGGCAGTGCGCCGGTGAGAGAACAGGGATACGCGGTGAGATTCGTTATGCTTGAATGGCCATAACCAGCCATCAGGCAGGCCATGCTCAATCGGGATGGCGTGGGTATTTTCAGGGTACTGCGCAGCGTATGTCTGGCTATTGTCGATAATCACCGGCAGATTCAGGTGATGCCATCTCTCACCACTCCCTCCCCGCAGCAGGTAGCCGCTCAGGTCGTGGTAGTGAATGCGCTGCATGATGACAATCATTGGCGTCGTCTCGATCGCCAGTCGTGATTTGATTGTCTCGTTAAAACGGTTGTTCACGCCGTCGCGGACGATCTCCGAGTAAGCGTCATCAGGCTTAACCGGGTCATCTATAATCAGCGCGCCCTGCCATCCTGGTTCCATGTGCCCGGCACGAAAGCCGGTAACCTGCCCGGCAGCTGACGACGCATAAACGCCGCCGCCATGCTCAGTCCACCACATGGCCTTGCTGTCAGCGTCATCGCGCAGCGCCATCGGCCACATCGACTGATAGGCCTGCGACTTAATCATGCCGCGCGCGGTTGAGGAGTTCAGCAGCGCAAGATTGTGCGAGTACGAGAGGTGCATGAAGCGGGCCCGGCAATTAAGCGCCATCCCGCGCCCCATCATATTGATGGTCGCCAGTTCCGTTTTCGTGTAACCAGGGGGGACGTTGATGATCAGGCGCTGAATCTCACCATCAATGACGCGATCCAGCGTCTGCTGAATTACCTTGTGGTGCGGCGCGACAATCATCTTTCCGCCGGTGCGCTGCTTGAAGAAGTAGCGAGCGTAATAAAGCCCGTCCTCTTCGCATTCAACCTTACGGGCAAACGCCCTTTGCTCAGCAGTCGTCATCCTCCATCATCTCCTGCCGCGCGGATTTGTATTCCTCTTTGCTCATGGTGATCGTCTGAATAGCGCCACCATTTGGGCCGGAATGTTCAAACTTGTGCTTATTGGTGTAGGCATCGCCGCATTCCTTCGCCGCCTGCTCGATGATCTCTGCCGTAAGCGCGAGGTTCTTCATGCCCTCGGCGCGCGTTGCCATACGGTCGAGAACTCGAAGGCGGTACGCCTTGTTGGCGATCGGAATATCGGAGATTTCATTCTGGAAGCGTTCGCGGGTGGCATTGAACATGTCCACCCATTTCTGCGCCAGCCCCCTGCCGTTTGCTTTCGTCGGGTCGTGGGATTCGACCTGCTGACGTGTGATGCTCAGGCCAAATTCTTTTTTGACCAGCTCAACCACCTGGGATGGAGTATCGAAGCAGGCAAGAGACTGAACGATGAAGGCTTTGACCTCACCTTTCAGTGCCGCCATAAATTACCTGCCTGTCATAATCAGTCATAACGTTAGGCCAGCTTTAACATGCATGTACCGCATGACCTGGCTATATCGATGTGAGCCACTTCTGCTGGCGCATTGGCTGCGTCAACGAGCTCCTGCACTTCTTTACTGGCGCCGTATCGACGTACAACACCTGTGAATTCTTCGACGTCGTGGCCGCGCAGTGTAAGCACTGGCTGCCCGGTCTCTTTGTTGAACTTAGGCGCGCCGAAATCATCGGTGGCCTGGGCGATGTGGTAAAGCTCATGCTCTACCAGTGCGCAGAACTCGAGGTCACTGCATTGTGAGCAGTAATCGGCTGCCAGCGTGATGATGAACTTCGGGATGCGCCCGAACCATTCATACATCTGCTGCTCCATTCTGGCTTTTTGCCATCCACCAGCACGGAGCATTACCTGCTCGGCCTGGCCGAGAACGTAGCGACCTTTCTTCGCGAACGAATCGGACGCCCACATGAAGCAGAGATCCGCCTCTAACAGGTGTCCGTGGTCAGGGTTATGAATGCTGCCGGTATCGCTGATGATTTGTCGGCTTATCCACTCATGCACTTCATTGGCGGGGATCAACCTGGTGTATGGCTGCCAGTTGTCGGAGTCGATGAAGTTAACTGGCGGGTATGGCCTGCGCTCGTCATCGTTAACCATGGGTTACTCCGTCTTATCTTCTGGCTGCTCTACCGGTACTGGCGTGAACTGCACGCGCTTCACATCGACAGGAGCGAAATACAACCACTCTCCAGTCTCGGTCGCCAGCGGCACAAAGCCGTTCACCAGCTCTGGCTGACGTCGTGACATCTTGCCCGTGAAGGTTTCGCCGGTTTGGGTGGTTAGCGTGATTTGGTAGATGTCGGACATGGTGTTGCCCTTGTGGTTACGCCATTACGATGGGTCTACCCATGGTGATGGCAATAAAAAACCGCCCGAGGGCGGATTCATTTCAAATTTGATAAGGCTCAGAATTTAATGAACTCTTCATCTGGATATTTACTTTTTATATCCTCAATGGCGGAGTCAAGCTGCCCTCTTAGTTGCGCAGCGTTGAGATCAGCCCCATTCTGAATTATTTCGCTATAACTTCTTAAGTTTCCATTTACTGTCCATTGCCATACCAACCTCTTCATCGGGCCAATCGACATCAGCTGTAAACCTCGAGAAGGTATCACCGTCCCAGCTATGTCTTCGATCTCATAGTCTGTCATTAAAAATCTCCTTTAGTTTTTAATGACAATACCACCGTAATTCTATCAAGCCCACCCGTATATGTGCTTTGTAATGGCTACTTCAGGCACTGCGTGGTGATGTAGTCCTGCAAATAGCCGACCTGCTTCGTCACTGTGACGATTCGCTCTCTGAGAGTGAAATAATCCCGTTCAGCGGAGTCAGTAAGTCGGGGGCCGGAAGCATCGCCCATGCCGCCGGTGCCGGTCGCTCCATTCGCGGGACATCTGGCGTTGAGCTGCAGCCGACGCTTGCCAGAAGCAACATCGCGCTCAAGCTGATCGATAGTAGCTTTGGCATCGGCCAGTTCTCCGGTGTATTTGGCATCCAGCGCAGCGACATCACGCTGGCGGGTCTGCATGTCTTTGATGGTGGCTTTCGCGAGGCTGAGCTGCTCAGTGGCTTTATCACGCTGGTCTTTGTAGGTGATGGCGTTGTTGCGGTAGTGGTTCACGAAGAACGCCAGCACACCAATTAACGCTACCACCAGCAGCTGCAACCAGTAACGCCTTACCAGCGCACCAATCACGACAGGAACAGAGCACGCTCCGCCTCACGCCGACGAGTGAGCCCTTTCAGGACTTCGCCACCAGCTTTATTCCAGCGCAGGAACTCATCGGCAGCGCCAACGTAGTCACCGGCATTAAGTTTACGTAGCAGGGTTGAGGTAGATAGCGACCTGGCGCCGAGGTTATACGTAAACGACACCAGCGCATCAAACTGGCCCTGACTCAGGCCTACCTTGACCAGTTTTGCCACGTCTTTTTCGTAGCTGATCAGCCCGGTCTTCAGCAAGCGCTCTGCAGTTTCCTGATTAATCGTCATCCCAGCACGGACTGGTTTACCGTCGACAGGCTGGGTCCAGCCATAGCCGATCGTCCACACACCGACGCTGTCCTGGTAGGCAGTCAACTTGCAGCCTTCGAAATTTTTAATCAACGTAATGCCGTTATTGCTTGTTTGCATTTCCACCACCGAAACGGTTTCCGACATACCCGGATAAAAAAGAGCTGAGTTTTTTCACGCCGACGAATCCGATAAACCCACCAATGCCAACGGTGAGCGCTTTCGGCACGTCGAAGTAATCGAGAGCTGAGTAAGTTGTTAGCGCCAGAGCGCCGCACATCAATCCTTCAAAAAACGTTTCTTTCCAGCTACTTCCGGAATAAGCCATTCGCAGGACAGCCATCACGATAGCCATAATGACGCCACCGATAGGCACGTCACCGCGCCACCATGACGCCAGGATCTCGCTGATATCTGCCCATCCATGTGGAGTGTTAGGCATTTTCATAGTCTCTCTCCTCGCAGTAGAAGCGGGAGCTGTGTGTTGTAGGGTCAGGCCCTCGGGCTGTATTTAACAACAAGGGATGTCGATGATGATTCCCGGAGCCTGAAATAAAAAACCCGGCGACAGGCCGGGAATATGAGGGTAAAGCAATGTCGGCTCTTTGGCCGTAGATACCCTGGCTGGGGTTTAGTGTGTGGCGATCGGACTCGAACCGATACTCGGGACCGGCATCAGCATCATGCCTAACCCGCTGGAGTGATCCAGTTGATGCGTTACTCTACCAATCTAACCCGCAAGCGGGAATTGAGTTACACCACAACGGACATAGCACTGAGCATTTCGTTGGCGCTCCATGCTGCTGCGTGGGTTGGGTTATGAGCCCTTCACGCCAATGCTATTTCCTGTTGTGCAGATACGAAAAAGCCCAAGTCGTTAGACCCAGGCTCTTAATTCTTTGTCGACCTACGAAGCTATGGCGACGATATCAGATTTACATGAAATGTATGCTATTTAATTGACTTTTGCAATACCCTGCTGCGAAAAAGTCGTCTTTTGTTGTGATCGTGTTCTCACAGTGCAAAGAAGAGAATCGCCATCAAGCCGCTTAAAGATGGCGCACATAGCCCGCCAGTAATCGGCATAGTTATGACACCAGTTATCCGGCTTAACGCAGCATAGGGCCGCCAGGTCCTGGTGCTGATACACATCCTTGCCCGCCAGCTCCGCTTTCACATCCTGCGCCGCCAGCCAGATAAGTTTCTTCAGCCGCTCCATTGTCTTGCCGGCCACCTTCTTCGTGCCGAGCTGCTCCCGGAATTCTGCCCATGCCCACTGGGTAATCGCTACCTGGTATTCGAAGCGGATATTCTCGCTGTAGTTCCACAGGAGCCACGCTTTCTGGTGCTCCTCCAGCGAAAGTACAGCGCGTCGCCAGGATGCGGTGCCGTACTCTACCGGGCTGACCAGTGCGATAGATGAACATTTAGCGCGTGACTGGTTGCCGTTCATTGCCGGGCCGTCCGGGTTAACCATGCGCTTTTTCTGCTCGTCATAGACTTTCTTCCGCCCCCGGCTGCGTGCCGTCGCGGTGAATTGCGCGTTTTCAGCGAAAGCTACCAGTTGCCCTTTCGTCGCCCCGCTCAGATCTGCGGTCGCCACAATGAGCTGCTGACGTACGTATTCCAGTTGCTGACTGTTCATGCGGCTTCCTTCTGTGGCTGATTGGTTTTGGTCTGGCTGTGCTTTGCTACTGACGGCAGGTTGGCGCGCTTAACGCTTTCGGCCTGGTATCTGACAATCTGGTCACGGGTCATTCATCTACCCTCTCGTTCTGCCAGAGAGGGAGTGGAGATTTATCCCCGGCGCGGCGAATGCGTGACTTGGCGTTCTTCTCAATCTGAATGAGCTTCTCGATATTCTGACGGCGCTGCTTTTCTTCCCGGCGGAGATATTTCACGTTCTCCATGTAGCGAGACTCTTGGTCGCAGAGCGTCATAAGGAAGTCAAAAGGCTCGATCAGCGTTTCGCACTTCCGGCAGCGTAAGGCCCGGTCTTTTTCGTTCACCCAAACAGTGGAGTGCAGGCACATAACCTTCTGCCCTTCGCGCTGAATAACCAGCCCGTCCTGTAGGTCGTTATTCTTCGTCGGGAACGCGACAACCTTGCCCAGTTCAATTTCGGTTTCTGTGCTCATGCTGCCTCCTGCTGTTTAAGTGCTCGAAGGTCTGCTCTGGCCTTGGCGCGGATGCCGTCCAGTTCTTCGCGGGTATATCGGTGGTTTTCGTTATTGGATTCGAGGGCCAGTACGCGTTCTTCACCGATCAGTTCAACCAAGGCTGCACGATAGGCCTCGATATTCCCTGATTTATGAACGTTGCAGACTGGACACTGTAACCACAAATTATCTGGGTTGAAGCGCAGCTGAGGTGCAGCCGCTGTGGTGCGGTAATGTCCGGCATGCCATACAAAAGCGCTCTTAGTGCCGCATGAGATGCAGCCATAGCCGGCGGCCAGCAGCATTTCGCGACGCCAGTCGTTGAAGGCACGCTGAGTCATCTGCACCCAGTGACGGATCGGCTTCAGTTCATTGCGACGTGCAGCGCGCTGCTGTCGGCCTGCCTTCTCGGCCTTTGCCTGTTCCTTGATACGCTTGGCAGCTGCCTTCACCTTCTCTTTGGTACGCAAATCAATCGCGTAAATGGCTCCATGCTCAGGGCAGCACCAGACGACATTGCTGTAAGCAGGGTGAAACCATTCCCGGCACACCTTGCACTTGCGGCGCGGTAATTTAGCCACGTTTCCTCCGTGCCGCCAGACGCAGCCATTTCTTATCGACGAGCCCGGCGGTGTAGCCGAGAAGTGTTGGGATATCCGAAGGGTTTGGCTCCGGCTTTCGTTGACGGCGTGCCGGTACCTTGTAGATGTGACCGTTCATGACGCGATTAATGAGGTTAGCCATTAAGCCTCCTGCTTTTCGCGCAGCTGCTGGTACTCGCAGCCGTTAGGAATAGTCAGCGCCAGGCCGAACTGCGCACACCACATTTCAACCTTAACCAGGAAGATATGCATTTCTCCGGTATCGAGGTCTGCGGTATGGCGTGGTTCCCATGTCGTGGTTTTCTCACCGGTGATGAAGTCGGTATAAGTCACCTCCTCGCAGCCGAGATAGGTCTTTTTGAGGTTGCGCTTAACCCACCCCGGGGTCGCGTCGGTACGGCCGGAGTTAACAAGGTATTCGCTGATTTCCGTGTACCACATGTGACTGAGCGAGTTCTGCGACAGGCTGCGTTTCTCGCGCCACGGCTTCACCTGCAGGCGGAAGCACTGGCCATCATCGAGCAATGGCTGAATCTGCTGGCCGATGGCAGCGAAGTTACCGCGATGGAGTTTGATTCCGTCTTGAGGAAGGTTCACGCTTCACCTCCGGAGAGATAAAACGCTGGATGCAAAAAATCGCTGGCGCCTGGTGACGTCAGTGACAGGTGATGTGGTGCTCGATTTGTCTTTTGCACTTGAAGTCCCCTTCAAGCGCCAGATGCATGCCGCAGGTTGTTCAGGCCTGCGACATGCTGATTATGGCTTACTGATTATTGATAATCAAATTACACACTGTTTGCAGCATGCTACGGATTTAGCCATTACCGAGAACTCCCCGCGCTTCTCTCAACAAGTCGCTTAATACGGCGGTATAGCTTGGCGTATCGCTCCGGGTCGTCATGCTTAATGTCGTAACCAGGGTATGTCATTCCAACGTTGTCGAATTCAGGTCGCTCAGGTGGATAAAGTTTGTAGATGATGGTCCTCACTTCAGCCTCTATGGCGGCACGGCGCGTTAAGTAACGCCTCCCTTTGGCTGAGGAATGCCAAACTGTAGTGGTGGTTGAGGTGATCATCACTTCACCTCCCTTGGCGGCGCATCCATCATGACTCGCTCCATACGGCGGCTACATGCCACGCGAACCTTGCGAGCATACTTCTCGATTGCAACAGCAGGCTTGCCGAGCAAAGAGCACAGAATAAGGTTAGGCAGAATTACAGTGAATACGTAGCGATTGAAGGTCACGACTTCACCTCCTGCTGCGGTGCTTCTGGATATGCGCTACCTTCCTGACCCGGCTCGTTGCTTCCGGTGCATGTGTTCCTGTGGTCATTAGCGTGTGGGCAGCGTTTGTTGCCACAATCAGGGCAGACGACAAAGCGCATGTCAGTAAGCGTTATTGGTCGGCAGGTTCGGCACCAACAAAGCGCGTAACGCTCCGCCAGAATCTTCTCAGAGTCGATTGCTATGCCACTGCTTCGAATGGTATCTACCGCTTCTCGCAGGGTTGGAATATTTTCTGGAATATTTTGTTGTGCGTTTTGTTGTTCAGCCTGAAGCATGGCGGCGCGGCAGCCCTCAATCACCTTTCTGAGTCGTTTGGCAAACTTAGTAGCCCCATACGTTGGGATTGGCAGTTCCATAATCCACTGAAATACTGCTTCCAACTCAGATAATTCAGGCGCTACCGGCGCTGACGGGGTGGTGTATGGCTCTCGATAAACTGGGATGTATCCGGGCCCCTGGTCCTCACTACCCGCCTCACCGTCTACCACTCCGCGTCCCAAATATGCATCATTGAGCCACGCTATCGGCTCTTGCTGCACTACCGGCGCTGGCGGGGTGGAAATTTTTCTACGCTCGTAATCCAGGTCTGTTTGCAACTGAATCACCCAGCGGGCTAGCTCACCTTTTTCTCCGGATTCAAGCCGTAAATCATCTAAACGATATTTATCAATCATTGCTGTTATCCTCACAGCAGTAGTGCCGCCCATCTGGGTCAGTAGATACATGCCCGCAGATATCGCACTCGATTTCATCTGGTGGCAACTCATCACGATTACTTACAGGTTCGGCTTTACCCTGAAGCATGGCGGCGCGGCTGCCATTGACCATCTTCACACCTAAGCGGATATCATCAAGCTCAAGGTCGCCTTTAATTTCCGCATGCCGGAAGGCGATCGACAGGAACTCCAGGCACTGCTCGTTTGTCCATTCCGGCTCCTGCTGCATGGCAGCCAGCGCGATACGCGCCAGCTCCATGATCTCATCGGAGTTAACCCACCCAACAATTTCCTCTTCGTCGAAATTTTCGCTATCAATTGCACGAATTAATCTTTGCAGGCGTTCTTTGGTAATAGTGCTCATGATGCCTCTCCTTTACCGGCTGCGGCGCGCTCTGAATCCCACTTCTGCATGTATTCTTCGATATCACTCCATGACTCACCTGAGTTAGCCAGCCCATCAATGACTGACTGGCGTTCAGCGTGCTGTTCTTTACGTTCAAACTCAGCAATCCGCTTCTCTGCGGCTTCCAGCCTCTCACTGCTCGACTCTGCCGTCTTTCTCCACGTCGAACTGATTCGCCGCTCTGCTTCCAGCTCATCCAGCAGCGCCAGCACGCCAGGATCGCCGCCAGAGCCATAATCGGTTACACGAGAACGAGCATAATGGTCGTCTGCGAAGTCTCGACCCTCAGCAAATTTGTATCCTTCGCCATCCTTGTCGATGCGGCCAGTGCATCCGTATACGACACTTCCAGCACTGGCACGCTGGATTGTCATGACTGACCCGCAGATGTGGCACTTCGGCGCGGGCTTCTCAGAGTAGCGCTCACGCAGCGCCTGTTTGTCTATGCTGCTCATTGGGCCTCCTGGCGCAGCTGTGCGGCGAAATTAGCGGCTAAGTATGCGTAAGCATGATTTTTATTCTCTCCGCTTGCGATGGCTTTGCGGGTCAAATGCTCAGCGTAAATCTCCACACCCTGCGCCCGCACTTCAGCCAGGAAAGCGTCGGTGGCTGGGGTTTTAATACTGCCATCAACAGCAAGCAGGACAGATTTAATAACCTCTTCCTGATTACCAACCCATGACCATGAGACTGAATGCCCCTGATTGTCTCCTGTTGAGTCATGCTCAATTACTGCAGTGTCGCCAAATGCATCCGTCCACTCACTCGGTATGTCTGATGGGCGCAGGGCTGCCTTCAGCCCCGCATTCTCCGCCGCCAGCGCCGTGCATCTGGCTTCCAGTTCTTCGTATGTTGGTTTCATGCTCCCACCCTCCCGTAGAAAGCCAGTACGCGCTGCATTGCTGCGCTTTGGCGACATTCCTGACAGATAACATTCACTGATTCGGTGCGGCGACGCGCACGCTTCTTCGCTTTTCCGAGTGAATACACGCGGTGGCCAACGGCGCCTGTATGTTTCAGCTCTTCGGTGTTCACCATGTTGGTGATAGCCGTCGAGATTTTGTGGTACGGCACGCCCAGCTCGTCGGCGATGTCAGCCGCGGACATTTCCCGGCCGTCTTCCAACAGAATGGCGATCCGCGCTGCGTAGGTCTGGTTATTTCCGTAGCGAATAGCTGCGCTGGAGTAGCCGCCCTTTGAACCGCGAATGCTGAGTTGCTCAGCGCCAGGCCCTGTGCGCCACTCGTCGTAAGCCTCTGCGCTGGTGAAGTAACCGAACCCGGCTTTGCTGAAGAGATACCCATGCTCTTTAAGCGCCGTTGTCTCGCGGTCGAGGGCCCGGAGCGTAATGCCCATGGCAACGGCAAGTTTCACGCGCAGCACCGGCTGGTTGGTTTTCACGTAATCAACGATGCGTTGTTTTAAGCTATCCATCTCACACCATCCCGTTCGACTTGTTGCGGTTGTACTTCGCCTGCAGAAGCTGGATCGGGGTCGGGCCCTGTTCAGCAGTTGGCGCTGCAATTGCCCGGCGCACCGGCGGCACTGGTTTACCCTCGGTGACTCGCTTTTCCCACATATCCAGGAGGTCGTCCGCTTCGCGCTCCAGTTCACCATGCGTTAACTGGCGCTCTGTGCTGCGGTGGCGCAGTTCAACGCAGATGTGGTACATGACCGGCTGCGACCAGGGGAATTGCTCGCTGGATGAAAACTCAAAGGCACGTTTACGCCAGTCCCAGTATTCGGCGATCACTTGTTCTACGGTGATACCCATCACCCCGCCACTCTGCTTGCACCAGGCGACGAACTGACCCGGCGATGGGAGGAATGGCCGCTCCTGTTGGCGGGCAATGCGCATTCCTGCATCGACCTGGGCCATCGAGTGGATCCCGTTTTCCTGAAACGCCAGCAGCCACTGACGGCGGAATTCGTTCAGGTCGTCCTGGGTGCGAAAGTTCGCCATGCTGGCCGGGAACGCGGCGCGCAGCTGGTTGAACAACCCGTTGAAGATTTGCGCTACCTGCTCGACCGGCGCTCGCTCCTGGTACTGCTCAGGCAGGTTATGAGCGATTCGGCGCATTTGCTCCCGGTCAAAATCGTGCATCTGCTCTGCAAGATATTTCATCGCATCACCTCATAGGCCCAGTCAGTGTTGTTGAAGTCGAGCTCTGGCTTGTTACCTGTCGACACAGTTTCGCCAGTGATTTGTTTCGTGCGCTTGATATCGAGCTGCGTCCACTTCTCGCGCAGTGTCGAAGGGCAAAGAACGTTTCCCTTCCAGAATTTGTCCTCACAGGCCCACTTGAACAGCGTGGCGATCTCCTTGTGAGTTCTCTGGTCACGCTCTCGCATCAGGCGAATATCATTGGCCCATGCCGCATAGTTAGGTTTTCTCGCAGACGAAGAGATGCTTTGAACGACCTCAAAGAGCCACTCTGCACAGCGAAGGTCTTCAGAGTTCCCCCACTTTGTGCCGCTCTGAATTGCCGCTTCAGGTTTCAAAACAGGAGGTTTCTTTCCGGGCTTGTCAGAGGATTCGTCAGAATTCTCGGACGTAGAGTTATTTATATTCTTGTTATTACCTTCTTGTTCATGATGTGCGGTGAATTGTGCGGGCTTATGTTCGGCATACCCATCTGAACCCGCGCCATTACTGGCCTCGTCATGTGCGCCTGTATGTGCGGCTTTATGTGCGGGTAAATCGTCCATTTTTTGAGCATATTCGACGTAATTTGTGATGGTGATCACCCTGCCTTTTCGCTTCTCTCCTTCGATGGAAATCATCCCTTCGCGGACGAAAACAGACAGCATTCTCTCCACTGCATCGCGGCTTGTCGGGTTGCCCTGACGGTCACACAACTGAAGGCCAAGATCTGCAGCAGTGACGACCAGTTGACCGGGTTGCAGAGTCCATTGCTTGCCCTTGAAGAATGCCGTGTATGGCTGTCTGGCTGCTTCAATGAGCAGGTTTTCCCACAAGGTGCGAAGGAACACATCTTTCGACCAGGACTTCTTCTTGATGCTCCGGTACAACGGGACGTAACCAGACTTCTGGTTCTCCATCCTGTTGCTCCTTGCGGCTGAGTGGGCCGCGAAATTAGCGTAAGCGACGTTCGACACAGTTAAACCTCCTGCGCCTGGCGTTTTTGATTAGCGTTTGTCATAATGACCTCGCAATTTACTCGCGTTATTGCACCCGAAGACTGTCTGTGTTGACGCACAACAGTCTTCACCCTTTTCAAAGCCTTCACATAACCCCCAGCATCGAAGTGACCATCGTCATTAACGGCCCTACCTGCTCCGGCATGAGGCGGAACAGTGACGCTATACCCTCGCTTACCTCTTTCAGTTTCTGGTGCTCTGGTGCGCCGAGGAGAACGGCCTGTTTTGCTTCCGCGCACTCTTTCATCGCATCGGCGATAAGCGACATGGTGTCGTTATGCGGTACCAGGCGCCCGCGATACTCGAGCGGAAGAACTGCCATGATTGCCGGAGTCAGCTGGCGGATATTCTCGACCGCGTATTTCGTGTCGCCGTCCAGCCAACGGAATACTTTCTGCATCTGCAGGTATGGATCGGCTGGAATGTCCAGACCCTCCCCGCCGTTCTCCCGCCACTCATTGACTATCAGCTCAGCGACATATTCGCGGCTACGGCACTCAGATGCCCACGACCTGACAGCTATGCGGATATCTTCATGTGTTACATCCCGGGGTTTGACCTGGCGCTGATTCGCTATAATCAGACCGCCTTGGCTAAATCCGGTACTCTGTTGATAAGCAAGTGATTGCATGTGCATTCCCTTGTAGTTAGGCCGCCAGTCAGGCGGCTGTGTTATTAGCCCCAAGTAACTGAGCGAGATCTGGGCGGATATCTGCTGGTTTAAGTTTCCCGTTGGTCGCAGATACGATTTTCATTACGTAGCGGGCATCAATGCCGCCGCCGTGCAACCAGCGCCAAACTGTCGGCTGCGCTACACCGCACAGGTCGGCTAATTTCTTCTGGCTACCAGCAATATCAATGGCTCGCTGGATGGTTTTGTTCATCATGTTCCAATTCCTATGAGTATTGGTGTGAATTGATAATAGCAATGAGTATTGATTTAAGCAATAGCTAAACGTGTTTTGACCATCAATACGCAAGCGTATAAATTTAAAGTCATGAAAAAAGAAACTCTTGCAGAACGCCTGAATCAGGCAATGGAACTATCTGGCATGTCTCAGGGCGCTTTAGCTAAAGCGGCCGGCATTGCTCAGCCCACTATCTGGAGGCTGACCAGCGGTAATGCGCGTGGCTCGACTAAAATCGTTGAGATCGCCAATGCGCTTGGCGTTCGCACTGAGTGGCTTTCAACCGGAGTTGGGCCAATGCGTGCAGATGGTCAGGCACGCGTAACTTCGCAGCCAAAAACAGAGCTTGCACCTACTGACACTTTTCGAATTGAAGCACTAGACTTTTGTGTTAGCGCTGGACCAGGCGCGATCAATAGCGAGTTTGTAGAGGTGCTTAGATCCGTGGAATATTCAGTCGAAGATGCTCGCCGGATGTTCAATGGCAGGAAGGCAGAACAGATCAGAATTATCAACGTCCGCGGCGACAGCATGTCTGGCACTATTGAGCCTGGCGATCTGCTTTTTGTGGATATCAGCGTCCAGCACTTTGATGGCGATGGTATTTACGCCTTCATCTACGATGACACATCGCACGTTAAGCGCCTGCAGAAAATGAAAGATAAACTGCTGGTCATATCCGATAATCAGACCTACCGCCCATGGGAGCCGATCGAAAAAGAAGAGATGAACAAAATCTTCGTGTTCGGCAAGGTGATTGGCAGTATGCCGCAGACATACAGAAAACATGGTTAAGAATTAGCCTGCAAAGGATTTTCACAGCAAGGACTATTATGAAAAAGCTATTAATTGCAGCAATAGCAGCTGCACTTCTCTCTGGATGCGTATCAATTCCAAAACCAGTAAACCTGCCACCGTTCCCGCAGGCAGAATATGAAAAGTTGAAACTCGACGGCGCTGAAAAATTGACTGGCCAAGCATTCCTCAAGACTATGGGTGGTGACGTAAAAGTCGCAGCTGGTAGCCAGGTAGTCTTAATGCCGAAGACATCCTATACCGACTTCCAGTTCGCCACCTGCATGGGACCAGTCCGTTGCAACAAAGAGGATATGCGCGCAGCGAAGTATGAGAAAGTCACTATTGCTGATGCCCAGGGTAAGTTTGAGTTCGACAATATTGCCCCTGGAGAATATTACGTTCAGACCAGCGTTACCTGGATGCGCCCATCCACCTACGGTCTGGTGACTGAAGGTGGCGCGCTGATGTCTGCCGCATCCGTCAAACCAGGACAGAACAATACTGTGATGGTTACCCGATAAATCTGCACATCCATGAATAACCCAGCCATAGCGCTGGGTTTTTTATTGCCCTTCGCCAAGACCATCGTCACTACAAAGCACTAAGCACATCCAAATCACTCGAAAAAAAACAAATTAAATTCCTTTAGCTATCAACGCATTAATACCACTCGCTATTAATTAATATCAATACGTATTGCTATAACCAATACTCATCGCTATTATAAATCCATCGCAACAACACAGCGATGCGGCCACCAGAGTTAAGCCGCGCCAGACGCAAGTCAGGCTGCTCATTAAAAATCCAGATAAGCAACAAATCACCCGGATGCGCCCCTGGCAAATTGAACAGAGCGCCTCGATGGGATTGAGGCAGGTGTGTAACGCGTGGCGGGTATAGCACACGAAGAGGACGCCGCACCGGAATGGTTTGTTGCTCAGTCGCCCTGAACATCGGGGCAGATTTACTAAAGCTGAAATGCTTTGGGGTGAAGCGGCGTGGGGAATCGGAGACACGCACAGCGTCTACGTGAGCGCACCGTAATTCACGATTGGGTAGGAAGGTGGCCCAGAGAGTTCGGTTTCGTCCGACCTTGAACACATCGCCGGGGTAACGTCCGGCCTTCACCACCAAAGCATTTATCCCGCATCAGCGGGTAACGATAGAGGGTAAGAGGATGGCTTGTAAGTGTTTTGAAACCAACGCAGCGATGCTAAAGGAGCACCTGCTAAAGCGCCATGGTAATGACGTGGCATGTCTAGACGAGGCCCGCTGGGAGCACTCCATGTACATGCTCGACGGTGGCGATCACTCGCCTGTCGCGCTGCCGTTTACATTCCGATTTTACAAACGCAAGAAGAATGGCGAGCTGGAGAAGCGAGCAACTAACGGCGGAACAAACATGTTCATGAATTACTGCCCATTCTGCGGGACGAAGTTCGAAGGCAAGGCCGCCTAATCAGCGGCTTTTTCATACCTGGAGTCATTTACGAGTGGCTCAAGTTATGAACCGGGCGGCAATCCACCGCCCTATTACGGCAAATGCGCCGGATGCAATGAAACGTTCTGACAGCCGGGAAAGTCCGGGAGGGTAAATGAGCAATAGATACTGGATTAATGTTGCACACAGCAAGCTCACCATCGCCATCTTTCTCTGCGACGGAAAAATGATGCAGCAGGCGATCGATATGTACTGGAAAGCAAAGCGTGGAGAGCTTCACTGATGGGCACACTATTCGCACTTGTCCTGACCGTAGCAATGACCAACGGTGAATATCAGGACGTCATCCTTGGCGTTTACGACAGCCAACAGGAATGTAGCCAAGCTGCATACGATCAGAAAGTAGCAGCTGAATGCTGGCCAGTTGACGGCATATTCCGTAACGGCGAAACCCCGGCGCAGGAAGTAGCGCAGCACTAACCACCCTATTCAACCGTTCTGCCTGGCATTAAGCGGGCGGTATCTGCACATCAAAATTTCAGGAGAAACCATGAGCGAAGCAACGGATTTAACAGTTATCGAAATCAAGCCTGACCAGGCGCCGGCTCTTTACATCCCAAACGGCTTGGATGCTTTTCTTGAGCAGATCCGCCAAGCAGTAAACGAAGTTCCGGACCTGACCACGAAGAAAGGCCGTGACCGTGTTGCCTCTCTGGCGGCGCAGGTGTCACGCAGCAAGACGGCAATCGAAAAGCCGGGCCGTGAGTACCTGAAGCGCCTTAAAGAGGCTGTGCGCCCTGCTGAGGCAGAAATTAAGCGATTCGTTGATGCCTGCGACGAGCTGCGCGATACGACTCGCCGCCCACTCACCGAATGGGAAGCCGAGCAGGACCGTATCAAGGCTGAGGAAGCTCATGATGCGCTGCACGCTGAAGCGCTGGAAATGAACATCAAGTTCGATCAGGAGCTGGCGGCAAGACTCGAAGCAGACCACGAAATGGCTCTGCTGATGAATAAGGATATTGACCGCGACCGCGAAGAGCAGCGCCGCCAGGCGGAACAGGCCCAGCGTGAACGTGACGAGCGACTGAAGCAGGAGGCGGCAGAACAGGCCCGCCGCGATGCCGAAGCGAAGCATAAGGCTGAGATTGAAGCGGCTGCGCGCCGTGAAGCTGAAGAGAAAGCTCGCGCGGAAGCTGCGGAGCGCCAGCGTATCGAAGCAGAGCAGCGTGCGGAACGCGAGAAGCAGGAAGCAGAAGCGCGGGCGGAACGCGAAAAGGCCGCGGCGGTTGAAGCTGAACGCCTCAAAGCAAAACAGGCCGAAGATGCTCGCCTGGCTGAGCAGAAGCGCATCGCTGACGAAGAAGCGCGACGCGCCGCAGACAAAGAGCATCGCCGCACCGTTAACCGTCGCGTTATCGCAGACCTGATTGCCCAGGGCATCCCCGAAGACTTCGCGCAAAAAGCACTGCTGGCTATTGCTGGCGGCAAAGTGCAGGACGCGCACATCAAATATTGAGGTAACCCATGATCCCAACTGAACTGGCTCGCACTCAAGCAGAGAGCCGACTTAAACGCATCTGCTTTCTCGCTGAGGCCCGTTACTGGCGAAGTGCCGGTAACAAAAAGCTCAAGCAAGTTAACCTGTCGCTGGCAAAAAACGAACGCATCTCCAGCCGCGACTTCCTGGGCAATCCACCATTCTGAGGTGAGATATGGAGTCGAAAAAAGTTTATGCCGCTATTAGCGGAGTGGCTTCTGCCTTAGCCGAGCAAGGTATCAAGAAGGCAAAGAAGCAAGGAAGCCAGGGAAATTATGCATTCCGAGGCATCGACGATATCTATAACGCACTGGCACCAGAACTTGTAAAAAACAAACTGCTAATCCTTCCACGCTATACAGAGCGCACAAGTGTTGAGCGAACGAGTAAGAGCGGTGGGGCTCTGTTTTATATCACTGTTCGTGGTGACTTCGATTTTGTCAGTACTGAAGATGGCAGCGTCCACACCATCACAACCTACGGGGAAGCGATGGACAGTGGTGATAAAGCAACAAACAAAGCGATGTCTATTGCCTACAAATACGCAGCATTCCAGGCTTTCTGTATACCAACGGAAGAAACCGCCATAGATGCTGATGCTGAAATGCACCGAGTAGCGCCACAGAATGCAGAGAGCGCACTGAGAGAGTTTGCTGATAAGGCTGCTATAGCTGAGTCAGTTGGTGAACTTCAAGCAGCATACAAAGAGGCATGGGCGAAGCTTGGTGGCTTATCTGAGTATGAGAATCGCGCAACCGAAACATACAAAACTCGTGGCAAAGAGCTACAACAGTAGGCGGCATAAATGGCTAGCAAAGGCGTAAACAAAGTGATCCTCGTCGGTAATCTCGGGCAAGACCCCGAGGTCCGTTACCTACCGAATGGTGGCGCAGTATGCAGCATAGCTCTGGCGACATCAGAATCATGGAGAGATAAGACCACCGGCGAACTGAAAGAGCAGACGGAATGGCACCGCGTGGTGCTTTTCGGAAAGTTGGCGGAAGTAGCAGGTGAATACCTGCGTAAAGGCTCCCAGGTGTATATCGAAGGCCAGCTGCGTACCCGCAAATGGACCGATCAGTCCGGTCAGGAAAAATACACCACCGAAATCGTGGTTAACGTTGGCGGTACCATGCAGATGCTCGGTGGCCGTCAGCAGGGTGGCGCACCAGCAGGTGGCGGTCAGCAGCAGGGTGGTTGGGGTCAGCCTCAGCAGCCGCAGGGTGGCAATCAGTTCAGCGGCGGCGCGCAGTCTCGCCCGCAGCAGCGTTCATCACCGGCTCCATCCAACGAACCTCCGATGGACTTCGACGACGATATTCCATTTGCACCGGTAACACTTCCCTTCCCTCGTCATACCATCCACGCACTTTAATCAGGAGTGAATATGTCAGCACCTCTACCCGGGGCGGGATACCTGCCCCCATGGCAGCCGTGCGGCACCAAGGAAGAGGTGCTGACAATGCTGCGTGAACACGTAAAAAACGGATGCAAAGGCGTGAGTGAAACCAGAGAAGAAAGGATGGAGAGGAAGATGCTGGACCTTCAAGCATCAGAGGTGTGGCGGGCAAACACTTTCGCCGGACCAGGGTTTGTAGCGATTGGTCCGCACCTTCCGTCACGCACTGACGACCGCCTCAAGGTCTACCGCGGACGCTTTGGCCATACAAGGAGCGACTGATGGATTGGAGCATAGAAGAACTGGCGCTCCTGTGGCGCCACACTAACGCAGAAGTCGCAGAGATAACCGGCAGAAGTATCGAAGAGGTCGGAGATAAGCGGCTGCAGGTGAATATCGAGCGTAATAGCTGGGATAAATTCGATCCGGAGCGGGAGGATGCATGACCGGTAAATACTCTCTTATCTACGCCGATCCTCCCTGGTCTTACGGAAACACCATCAGCAACGGCGCCGCTGCCGACCACTACTCGACCATGAAGCTAATCGACATCAAGCGCCTGCCAGTCTGGGAACTTGCCGCTGAAAACGCGGCGCTGGCGATGTGGTACACAGGCACGCATAACCAGGAGGCGATCGAACTGGCAGAGGCCTGGGGCTTTACCGTTCGCACGATGAAGGGCTTTACCTGGGTGAAGCTGAATCAGAACGCCGAGCTGCGCATAAACAAGGCGCTGGCCGAGGGTGAAGTAGCCGACTTTTATGACTTTCTCGATCTGCTTAACGCCGAGACGCGCATGAACGGCGGCAACCACACCCGGGCCAATACCGAAGACCTGTTGATTGCCACCCGCGGCGCCGGGCTGGAGCGAAAGCATGCCGGGATTAAGCAGGTGGTATACAGCCCGCTCGGCGCACACAGCGAAAAGCCGTGGGAAGTTCGCCACCGGCTGGAGCTGCTTTACGGGGATGTGCCACGCATTGAACTGTTTAGCCGCAGCGCAGCGCCAGGCTGGCATCACTGGGGAAACGAATGTTCCTCCAGTATAACCCTCACCCCAGGAATGGTTGGACCATCAGAACCGACACCGGAAGGTTATGAAACAAATTGCGCAATTTGGCCGGCAGAGGTCGAGATGGTTTTCAGTGCCGTTGAAAATGACGGCACCATTACTGAAAAAAACAAGCGGAAGCTCAAATTTCACATCAACCGCATGTGGTTAGAGAAAACCCCCATTCCTCAAATAGTCGTGTCCGCGCGGTCGTTAATCGCAACAATGGAGAGAAGCTCGTGAAAGAAATCATCGTTGACAATTTTGCCGGTGGCGGCGGGGCAAGTACGGGTATTGAGATGGCGATTGGCCGCAGTGTGGATATTGCGATTAACCACGACCCTAATGCGGTTGCGATGCACACTACGAATCATCCGGACACTCTGCACTACTGCGAAAGTGTGTTTGATGTTGACCCGGCAACAGCGACCGCCGGTAAACCGGTTGGTCTAGCCTGGTTCAGCCCAGACTGCCGCCACTTCTCTAAAGCAAAAGGCTCAAAGCCGGTTGAGAAAGAGATTCGCGGGTTGGCATGGATCGTTATTCGCTGGGCCCTGTCCGTTCGCCCGCGGGTGATGATGCTTGAGAACGTCGAAGAGTTCCGCACCTGGGGGCCGCTAATCGCCACAAAAGAAGGTTTTCGACCAGATCCGGAGCGCACCGGCGAAACATTCGAAGCCTTCTGTGCGATGTTGTCCGGCGGGATTTCTGCGTCACATCCCGCTCTTGTGGAATGCTGTGAATTCCTCGGTATCAGCCATGGTAGTAAGCAGGCTGCAAGGCTGATTAATGGTCTTGGTTATGCTGTCGATCATCGTGAACTGCGCGCGTGTGATTACGGCGCTCCAACAATCCGCAAACGCTTCTTCATGGTTATGCGCTGCGATGGCGTGAATATTACCTGGCCTGAAGCCAGCCATTCCGATCCAAAGTCAAATGAAGCACTGACCGGAAAACGTAAGCCATGGCGTACTGCTGCAGAGTGCATTGATTGGTCACTCGATTGTCCATCGATTTTCGACCGCAAAAAGCCTCTGGCAGAAAATACACTTAAGCGCATAGCGCGAGGCATTCAGCGCTTTGTTATCGACAGCGCCTCGCCGTTCATCGTGAAATGCAACCACACTAGCACGCGCACTGTATATGACTGCTTTCGTGGACAATCACTTAATGATCCTCTGCAGACCATTACCAAAGCGCCGGGATATGCTATCGCCGTTCCTCATCTGACGAAGTTCCGCACCGGTGCAACCGGGCAGCCAGTTACCGAACCGGTACCAACGGTGACAGCTGGCACATCAGCTCGACCGGGGGGAAATGGTCATGCCCTCGGCATTGTATCGGCGGCGCTGACCCCGTTTCTGGCCGGGAATGGTGGGAGCGAGTACCAGGCGAAGCCACGGGCAATAAACAAACCAGCCCACACTGTTCTGAAGGAGTCCCGGGCCTGCCTGGTGGCGCCGATAATAGCGCGACAATTTGGCAACAGTACAGGGCATCGTGCCGATGAACCCAGTGCGACAATTACCGCAGGTGGTGGCGGGAAATCACAGCTGGTGACGCCGACTCTGATTCAAATGGGATATGGCGAGCGGGCAGGGCAGCAACCACGTGTTCTTCATCTCGGTAAGCCCCTCGGTACTGTAACGGCTGGAGGCGGGAAGTTTGCCCTGGTTGCTGCGAACCTCATCAAACACTTTGGCGGCAACTACTCTGGTGCCGGTATTTCCTTGGACGAACCCGCACACACGGTAACCACCACCGACCACCACGCGATCGTGACTTCAAGCATCATAAAAATGCGCGGTACCAATACTGGACAGCCCACAGATACCCCCCTGCAAACTGTAACGGCCGGTGGTCAGCACTTTGGTGAAGTCAGGACAAATCTGGCTGTCGACGGCTATGACGAAGGCCGTGCACTTGAAGTGTTGTCATTCCTGCAAAAGTACTGCTGTGAGGATAGCGACGGGCTGGTAACCGTAGACGGCATCACTTACCGAATCGTTGATATTGGCATGCGCATGCTGCAGCCACATGAGTTATACCGGGCTCAGGGATTTCCAGAGTGGTACATCATCGACAGGGACTACCGAGGCGTGAAGTATGCGAAGGATAAGCAGGTAGCCCGCTGCGGTAATGCGGTTCCGCCGCCGTTCGCTGAAGCTCTAGTTAGGGCAAATTTACCAGAGATGTGCGAAACAAGAGGATCGGAGGCAGCATGAAGGCACTAATCACCAGGTCGCTAAAGCGGCCTTTTTTATTGCTGGCGTTCACCTTCAACCGAATTAACCGACAGTTCCGGGAGCATTGACCATGGACATCATCGACACCGCAGCAGAGATTGAAGAGCTTCAGCGTAACGCTGCCCTTTCCACTCACCGGCCCAACCGTAACGCTGTATCAGCTGAGTATTGCGTGGAATGCGGCGAAGACATCCCAGCGCCGAGGCGGGCTGCCGTTCCCGGCTGCCAGACGTGCGCCAGTTGCCAGGAAGAGATAGAGCTGAAAAATAAGCAGAGGGGGCTGTAATGCAGCAGTCAATTTTAGACATGTGCTGCGGGTCGCGCATGTTCTGGTTCGACAAGCAGGACGAACGTGGGGTGTTCAGTGATATCCGCGCCGAACAGCATGAGCTTTGCGACGGTCGCCAGTTGGTTATTAGTCCGGACCTTATTGCCGATTTTCGCGCCCTCCCTTTTGCCGATAACACTTTTCCTGTCGTCGTGTTCGATCCGCCGCACCTCGAGCGCGTCGGTGATAACGCATGGATGGGGAAAAAATACGGTCGGCTCAACAAAGGAACATGGCGCGATGATCTGCGTGCCGGCTTCGCAGAAGCATTTCGGGTGTTGTGGCCACACGGCGTACTCATCTTCAAATGGAACGAAACGCAGATACCGGTAAGCAATATCCTGGCGCTTACCGACGAGAAGCCGGTCATCTGGCAGCGCACAGGCAAGTCAGACAAAACCCACTGGGTGATTTTCGTCAAAGGTGGTCCAAATGTTCAGGATAATCCAGCCTAATACCTGGTACGCCGATCCCCACGGCGCGCCCTGCAAAATCCTCCGCGCTACCCACGAAGTCATCCACTACATCCGCAACGGCCGCACCTGCATCGCCAGCATTGGGCGATTTCAGCATGAATTCGAGCCGCTGACCAAAGCACAGGCCGAGCGGATCGCCGAAGAAATCGAAACAGCAGAACACATCGAAAAATTAAGGAGCATGAGACGTGATCGGAATACTCAAGCCAGTACCGGAATCGCAGTGGCCGGTACGATGCCACGACCCCAAGCGGAGCAACGTGTGGGCTAACTCTTATTTTCTGGTTCAGGAGTTTCAGGAAGACGATGGCGTCATCCGCCTGACAGTGAACACCACCAGCATTGCCAACTCTGGCAGGTGGAAGGATGGCATCAGTTGGGACGCGTTGCAGGAGATAAAGTCGGCTGTTGGCTATGGGGATCGGGATGCCGTAGAGATTTACCCGCGGGATTCTGACGTGGTGAACGTGGCGAATATGCGCCACCTGTGGATTACGCCGGAGCCGATTGCCTTCGCCTGGCGGAAGTAATTTTACGCTGCGCGCCAAGCGTGCGGCATGAGGAGAGCCATGAAAACCATTCAGGACATCCGGATCCAGCTATCAACCCTGGTCGCTGAGGCACACAAAGTAGCGTGTTCTCTCGATATTGGTGACCAGCGCACCGAGGCTTTCGATCTATACGAAGCGCTTCGCCGTCTACAGCGCCAGGGTGCAGCCGGAGAAGTTCTTTCCGCAACCAACCCTCTTTTGGCCCCGCCTTATTACGACGAGGACTGGGAGGAAGATGAAGACGACTGACGCAACTGATAGCCAGTTATGAGCTGGCTATTGGGTGCGAAAGCACTGCTCCGTTATCCCTTTTCGCCCGGCCCCGCGCCGGGATATTTTTTGCCTGGAGAAAACCATGAGCGAAATGACATTTATCGTGCCCAACGACTGGGTTACTGAGAAAAAACTGATCGAGATTACTGGCCTGCGTCCGGGAACAATAGAGGCGGCGCGCAAAAATTCGTGGATGGTTGGCCGTGAATATCTTCACGTTGCACCAGACGGAAAGCCTAAGCCAAGCAGCGAGTGCATGTACAACCGTAAAGCTGTCGACCAATGGGTTGAGAGCATGTCAAAGAAACAGCCGGGTGCGCGCCAATGAAGATCCGTTTATGCTTAACGGGCTCTTGGACGTCAGGAGGGAACAATGGCTAAGTCAGCATACCCAACAGGCGTTGAGAATCATGGCGGGACTCTCCGCATATGGTTCATCTACAAAGGCGCCAGGGTCAGGGAGAACCTTGGCGTACCGGATACACCAAAAAACAGGAAAGTGGCTGGCGAGCTGCGCGCGTCGGTGTGCTTCACCATTAAGACGGGGAGCTTCAACTTTTCAGCTCAGTTCCCGGATTCTCCGAACCTGAAGAAATTCGGGGCCGAAAACCGGGAAATTACGGTCATTGAGCTTTCCAGAAAATGGCTTGATCTGAAGAAGATGGAGATAAGCACCAATGCCCTTGGAAGGTACAAGTCTATTGTCAGAAATATGGTGCCGCGGATTGGAGAGAGCAGACTTGCATCTTCGGTTACACAGGAAGATCTGCTGTTCATCAGGAAGGACCTGCTAACCGGCTACCAGGTTATGAAGAAAGGACACCGTACTCCGGTGAAGGGAAGAACCGTTCCAACGGTTAACAACTACATGGGCATCATGGCGGTCATGTTTCAGTTTGCCACGGATAGCGGATATATCAGGGCCAACCCTTTTTCTGGGATAACGCCGCTGAAGAAGTCCAGGACGGAACCTGACCCCTTGACGCGTGATGAGTTCGTTCGTCTGATTGATGCTTGCCGGCATCAGCAGTTGAAAAACATGTGGTCACTGGCAGTCTATACCGGTGTCCGTCATGGTGAGCTCGTTTCACTGGCCTGGGAGGACATCGACCTGAAAGCCGGGACGATGACGATCCGCCGCAACCACACACTGACGAAGGAATTCACCCTTCCAAAGACGGATGCGGGAACAGACAGGGTGATTAACCTTATCCAGCCTGCGTTAGATGTACTGAAAAACCAGGCCGAAATGACCCGGCTCGGGAAGCAGCATCAGATTGAAGTAAAGCTCAGGGAATATGGAAGAACCGAACAGCATCTCTGCACGTTCGTGTTCAATCCTCAGATCGTAATGCGAAATGGCCTGGCCGGGCATCATTACGCAGTTGGATCTATTAACCAGAGCTGGGAGGCGGCAATGCGGCGCGCCGGGATTCGCTACCGCAAAGCATACCAGTCCAGGCATACGTACGCATGCTGGTCTTTAACGGCGGGTGCCAACCCGAACTTCATCGCCAAGCAAATGGGCCATTCGGATGCTCAGATGGTTTACCGGGTATACGGATCCTGGATGGCGGAAAATAACCAGGACCAGGTAGTCATTCTGAACCAGAAACTATCAGTGTTTGCCCCATCCATGCCCCACGCTGTGGGATCTGATGTAAATAAATAA